TTATATTTATCTTTGGATAAAGTAATAAGGGAAGAATTGTTCTCTTTGCATAGTTCAACTAAGAGCTGCTCCCATTTCTCTCTGTGAAGTGTCATGTTGCCTCGTTTTTAGTTGGTTTAGTTAGTTGGGAAATCTTTAGGGTCAACGACCTCTACAGATTCTTTAATTTCGGGAGGAGGATTCTCCCTAGCTAAGTTTTTAAACCTCACACCTTGATAACCTCTCGGAAAAATATCAAGGTGCTTATTTGCTGAGTCGATGTTGTACTGACAACCTGCACTAATTTGATCTAAGTCCTCTATCTCCCACATAGGTCTTTTAGGATTAGCAGGATTAGGTGTATGTAATCCTTTCTTTAACCTGAGAGTGATTGAACGAAGGTTGTTAAATAACGGTTCCATTAATCAACAAAGCCTCCATCTTTCCAGAGTCTTTGAGCAGGGTGACCTGTTACAGGTTCCTTATCAGCCTTCTGTGGTCTTCCAAAGGCTTCGTAGTTCTTCAAGGTAATACTTTGCCATTTATTAGCTATGGCCTCTTCTAGCTGATCTTTGACGGCAGTTTCGCCATGATTCTCAGATATACCTCCTAAGCCTTTAGGCCCGATTAAAAGTTGATAAGCTTCTTTGCTACGAGATCCCTTTTTAACTTCCCAAAACTTTTCAATTAAATCTTTACAAAACTCTAGATGAATAGGAGGAGGAGTTGAATTTAAACTGAAAATTTTTGATTTTTCCTTATTTATTCTAATATTGTGTACTTTACTAGTATAGAAAACCTTCCCTTCTTCCTCTTTCTTTTCCTTGTTTCGGTCGGTTTTCTTCATGGTAGCATACGTTGTCAAGTCTTTATATTTTGTTTGTATGCCAAGAGCGATCATGTCATGTACAAACCCTTTGAGGGAATGCCATTCATCCATGTGAAGCTTGCATGAGTTTCTTGGATATATCGACTGCTTGAGTTTCCATAATACAGGTCAGTTACGATTCAATAGGGTGGTTAACTACATGTAATCTACATGGTGGATATATATATGTCAAATCAGGATTGTAATAATTCGCATTCATGATTTTACGTACTGTGTTTGCAAGTAGTCCGCATATATTTTTCTAAATGGTTTCAATGGATAACCTGCCTTAGATAATTGCTTTATTAAGTAAAAGCCTCCTTTCAACTTGCCAAACTCATCAATTGATAAGACATGAAATGGATTCTTCTCATGTCTCAGCAAAAAGCTATGAACTTTTTCACATAGCTCTTTGTCTTTAACTATTTGCATATATTCAAAAAAGTGATTTTTTTCATTCATTTGATTCCCTCGCATACCTCTTTTGTCCATTCACTTAAAAATTCATGAAAACTATCTACAATCTCACTTTCAGCATTAATCCTAGAATTACCTTTTCCTAGGTGTTTATCCATTCCTTTCCATTTAGCAACCGTATCAAT